TATACGCTGGTTTGGATACTTTAATGGGTTATCAAAACTTGCTCTTTCCTGGCTAGTCATGCCTCCCCACATTCCGTAATCTTCATGTTCAAATGCGTAAGTTAAACATTTTTTCCAAATAGGGCAAGAAACACAAACAGCGCGTACTGAATTGATGTGGTCATAGGCGTTTACAGATCTTTCTTCTTCTATGTCATAAAAAAGATCTGTGTAAATTTCTAAACGCTTACATTCCGCATCTTCCCAATTTACTTCTGAATACTTGGGCAACCTTTTTCCCCTGTCGGATCGTAGTAAGGGCAGAAATCAGCACAAAAAGCCAAAGGTTTTTCAGGGGAAGGCTTTGTATTTAACTCAACCATGTCCTTTGTTTTTTCTAAATGCGCCAGTGCTTCTAATGCAATGTTTTCATCATAAGGTTGCTTGTAAACCAAAATGTCCTTCATCTTTCCATCACGCGGAATACCAACAAGCGCAACTTCTTTAACAATGTAACCATTTTGACTTAATAACCAACCATAAACATGAACTTGCCAAACTTGCTGACGGTTATTCTCACCAAAATAGCGAGCGCCGCCCTTCTTAATCGTTTTCCAGTCAATAACTATTTGATTGATTTTGTCATAGCAATCTACATGGCCTGGTATGCCGTTAGCCTCAACAGCAATTTCCAATTCATACTGAACACCAAACGGATCTTCACGGCGTATTGCTTCTTCAATACCTGTATGGATAAAAGTTCCCAGGATTGCACCCAACTTATCGCCATCATTTGTTGGCTCTGTCATTGCAAGATCATGCCAAAGCCTACGCTGGCAACCACCAATTGATGATGGCCCAATGGCAACTTGCTGAGAACGCGCCCTAGCATTGTCATTTGTAACCAGGGTTTTTGTAATCATGTCCTGTAAATCAATCACAGATTGTCCTCATTCCATTGTTTGCCATCAAGTTCTTCTTTCATCTTCATGTGTTGCAATTCAACTTCTGTTAGTAATTTATTTATTTTGTGTAATTTCCAAAACATGCGCGCTGGATAAAGCCAATAGCCCAGGCCAATTCCAAATAAAAATGTATAGATCATGTTAGATCCATACTTGTGCGCACTGAAGTACCAACAGAACGCGCAATTTCTACCTGAGTTTTTAACCTGTTTGTGTTAGCGCGAGAAGCCAAAACTTGTGCTTGAGCAATTGCTAAATCTTTGTGCAGATCTGCGTTCTCAATCAAAGCCATGTCCTCTCTTTCTCCAACTGTGTAATTCTTTCCTGTCGGTGATGATTTCATAGCCAAAGTAATTCTTGATTTAGCCATTGCAATTTCATACTCAGCCTTTACATTGTGATAAACACTTTCAATGTGAATTAACGATTTGTGCGCTTCATCAACTTCTTTAGAAAGCCCGCGTAATTTTTGTTCAACCATTGCGGGCGTGACAATGTCACTCACTTTATTCCTTCTTTCCCTGCTTCATAACCCGCATCAAACGCCATACGCAAGTTATACGCATCTTTGTGCGCTTCAATTGCCTTCCACCAATTCCAAAATGCTTGTTCTTTTTCAGGCATTGGTTGTTTCCTCTTGTACAGGATCTTGTACAACTTTTATTCCTTCATTGGCATGGCGTTCCTGTAATTTAATTACTTTGCCAGCATCAGATGACAAATTAAACGGGTCTGCAATCAATTGGAAACCCATTTCTGACATTGCTTCTGCCAATGTTTCAGGAAAAATGTCTAAGGCTGATGCAACTGCTCTAATGCCAACCATGTTTTGATGTACTGCTACAACAAAACCAGGATCAGGTTGAAACTTTTTATCTTTATTACTCATTACATTTTCTCCAATTCTTTTGTAATTTTTGCTCCGTGTTTATTTACCATGTGAAAAGCGCGCTCAAATTTCCAGGCTGTACCTGTTTTTGTTTTTCCAAACAATTGATCACATTTTTTGCACTTAACCCATTCAATAATTCTCACAATAGGAGTGTGTCCACATGTTTTGCATTTAATAGGCGCTTTTACTTTTCCTTCTTTTCTTTCAATCACAATACGCCCCCACAATGCTTACATGTATTTGTTTTTCTTTCTGTAATCTTTCTGCCGTTTACAAATGCGGGAAGAACATAAATGGAACAACGGTTACGGCGGTCTGCTAAACGCGCAACCATGCCTTCAAGATGTAGCACTGAAAGGCAACCTGATGATTGCCCTGCATGCCAGCCATGTAACTCACCTAATTCTTTCCAGGTGAGTCCGCGGATACCCGCTGTTGCAAGATCAAGCAAAGTTTGCTTTTGGCGGTGGCTGGTGACACCGCTTTGATCATCTGCAACAACGCGGTCATGGCTGGCATCAGAGCCGCGCCACCCTGAAGTTCCTGCATACGGCGTTAATGGTAATTCCCAATTATCCATTTAAAGCCTCTTTACGCGCCAAAATGTGATCACGCAAAGTAAAGCCTTCAACTACAACATCAAGCAAATCCAAATTTAATTGCCATGCGGCTTTCAATTCTTCAATGTCTGATTGTGTTTCTACCAAACTGTAAACTGCAAATGCGCTTGCTTTTTCTTCTTCTGTGTAATCACGCTTTGCCGCTGGTGCTTTTGCTTGTGGTGCATCAGTTGTTTTTGTTTGGCGGTTGCGTACTTCTTCAGATGATGCAATGCCTTTCTTTGTATCAACTGCAAGAGCCGCAACCATGGCTCTACCCCATGCCGCTGTTTCTGCATTTTGCAATTCAGAGTCACGGGTAAAATTAGTTGGGCCAGGAATAGGTTCATAGGCATAACCCACACCAGGTAATTGATCATCAGGTGAGCGGTATGCCGCGGCGCTGTAAACCATAAATGTTTTAAATGTTGTTTCCGTAATTCTTACTTCAAGTACATACGGTTCTTTCCAGGGTTGTAATGAACCTGTTGGGTACTTCTCGCGAAACTCAACAATGCGTGTTGCCACATCAATGTAATCTAATGGGCCTTTGTAATTTGCCATTTCTTGCCTTTCTGTTTGGGGCTTACCAGCCCGTGTAAGGAGGATTGAACACTATGGTTCTGACAAATACAAGCACCCCGTAATTTATCGGTGTGGCGTGGCATAATCGGGTAGGAGGAAAATCATGGCTTATTCACAAGTTTCAATACGGTTGGGCGGGCTGGTTGTTGAGTTGGGTACAGAAGCCCAGTACCCTGACATGGTTAGCGATTTAACGGGCCGTTGCCTGTTTACTTTTAATGAGGCTATGGATAAGGCCACGGCATTAGGCATTGATGTTTCTGACATGCGGTTAATTACTTCTGAATACTCAGATGATGATGATGACTGATGGCGATTGCACACAAGAATTTTCATGGTCATTAGATGACGCAATGGATCTAATGGAGATCATAAACCTTTAACTAAACAGATCCCCAAAATGTGCATGTCCTTAATTTGTTGCGCGGCTTCTTTCTTAGTTGGCGCATCTTCTACAATTGGATTATCAAACCATCTAGGAGTCCATGTGCCTTGAAATTTGTGGCACTCAGTTTTGTCATAACAATCCCAACCCATGTCATGTTTAAAATACACAACTTCACAACACTTGCTCATTAAATTACCTTTCTGTTCCTCAATTTGAGGTTGCAAGATAATTATACTTTTTAAGGTTTTTAATTTTTTAATTTATTGTAATTTATTTTACAAGCCACGCATAAAAAAATTGCGACACACCGCAAAAACGCAAATGCCACTTACGATTTGACAGTTAAAATCAAGGTTTTTAATCAAGCCAAACCTGGTATTGCGCGGTTGTTCTACCCTTAATTGGATCTACAAAATGCAAACGCTGTGATGGTCTGCCACTAGCCGCCATTGAGTCACGGGCATAACGGTTATCTGACTCTGTTGAACCTGTCCAATAGATGTTGTAGTGCTTTTGAATTGGCTCTTGTGCATGTCGGTGATAGTGGCCTAGAAAAATGTCATGGAAATCATAATCATGCGCGCCCGCCTTCCAACGGTTAGCGCCCGCAATCCATGCGGCGGGGCTGGCAAATCCTGAACGGCCTAATTCATCACCGTGCATAAGCAGGGCGCGGTAATTCCCAATTTCAACTTCTTGAATGTCCTCTGGACAATCTTCCCAGGTTAAACGGCTTTCTCCCGCAAGGATCTGACGGCTCATTTCATAAACCATTCTGTCCACATTGTCAGATTTTGGTACTTCTGCCCGCTTACCACCAATGCGCCCGTGGTTTCCCCATTCCGCAATCACTGTGACCTTTTCAAAGTTAGCCAACATTGTGCGTACAAAATCTACACACAGCCTTGAAACGGTTGTGAATTGCCCAAACAGTGAAGCATCTATTTGCCATAATTGAGCAGGATAATTAAACAAACCTTCAACCATGTCACCACCAAACATCACTACACATTCTTTAACAGGGTGATGGTGGCGTTGTAGATCAGTTAAATGCACAACCTTTTCAGAAAATTGCATAACGCGTTCACGCATAATTTCACTGTTGTAAGAAGATGTAACTTTTGCGCCTTGCCAATCTGTTGAATGGATTAGGGCAACTTCATGGTTAATCTTGCGCGTATCTTTTTTGGGTGCGGCAACTGTTGGAACTTTGCCTAATGAAATCATTGCATCATAAGCACCGCGGTGTGTTGCCTCTACTAGATCTTCACTGCGTTCTTTAGATTGTTTAAGTTGTTTTTGCAATCGCAAAATAACCTGGCGTAATTCTTTTACATCATCTGACTCAATGCCTTCAGGCATGTCCTGTAATCTTTTTTCAAGGCTCATTGGTAAACACAATTTGTTTGCCGTGGTGTATGTAGCCTTCTTTATCTATCCATGAGTCCTCATGTTCAGGATTAGCAACAATGCGTACTGATTTAGCGGCATCAAACATTAAAGCCACAATCTCAGGTTCAATGTCCTCAATTGCTAAGAGCGCACCCCACATACGGCCTATGGCTGTGAAGTTATTGCGAGCGCTTCCATACTCTTGTTGGCGATCATCAAGAATTTCTTTTATTCTTTTTTGCATCTGCAAGTACCATTTATGTGCAATCTAGTTGTGTCAGAACTGGCTTTGTGTCCGTCTGCCCGTAGTGCTTGAATGATTAAATTAACAGGATAATTTTTTGCCCATGCGTTATCTAGCGCTTTACGATCATCTTCATTTAATGAGTCATACAGCGCTTGATAAGCGCAAACTTTTGAATTTATTGGCGTTCTTCTTTTGCTAATCATTTCATTGAAAGTGTCATCTAATGCCATGTTGAGCCTCCTAGTCAAAGCGTACCCCAAAGAAGAAAACCCCGCCGTAGCGGGGCAATCTTTTACTTTGTTTTCTTTTTGCTTGCTTTGGCTAACTTATCAAGATCAGCGGTAACGGCGTCAGCCACTAAACCAAATGCAGGATCTTTGCTGTTAAGTGAGCGTAAAACAGGGCCAGCAATAGCAATAATGCCAGCGATCAATAAACTTCTTGCATCAGTAGCGCCCATGCTGTATGCAGTTGCCATAGCAACAACAAAACTGCGAGCGTAAGAAGCAATTAGGGCTTTGATTTCTTTGTTCATTTTTATTCCTTTGGGCGGGCTACCGCCATGATTGTTTTGTAGTCACGCTTCTTCAAGTAATAACCATCACCGTTTGACTGGCTTCCAGCCTTACCTGAAGATGTATTGCCTTCATAAACAAACAAGATTTTTAAAACTGTTTTGTGGCTTTGAACAATGCCAACATGATCAGGTTGAGCATCTTCATCAAACTGAAAAAACACAAGATCTCCTGGTTGAGCCTGACCTATCGGCACAAGTTGGTTGTTTTTTGTTAAGTATTTTAGCCACGCATCACAAGAAGCAAAACCTTTTTTTGTGTTGGCTACTGACTTAATTACGCCAGCATCAAAATACATTTTTGAAGCGGACATTGCGCACCAGGGTTGATTGTTAAGGCCAAACCATTTGCCAAAAGTAGTGTCATTGTTTGGGCCTTCTGTATAACCAACTGATGCTTTACAAAGTTCTATAACTTTATTTAGGCTCATTAGTATCCTTTCAAGAACGATCTAATAATAAACGGTAAATTTCATCAACGCGGCTTTCTAAACGCTTAATTGTGTCACCCTGCCTGTTTTGCTCGTCACGCAATGAACTTCCGCCATTGGGTTTAAGTTCAGTAAGGTAATGTTTAACAAGCCATCTAACCGCGGCTGTAAATCCACCTAAGATAGTGGTAACACTAACGGCTAATGCGGCCCAATCTAATGCGTTCATAGGCAAAAAGTATAACCGTTATGTCCAGGTGATGACGCGAACAGTTCCAGTGTTATCAACTATCTTTGCTTGATTAGTTGTAATGTTTAACCACGCATCACCAATGCGCGGGTAAGTTGGATCAGCAGTTACATTAGGAAAAGTAAAACGGGTTGCAGTTTCTAGTTTGTTTAAACGGTTGTTAATGTCTGCAAACATTCTTTGTAAATTTAATGGTTGATTGATGTATGCCATTACGCTTCACCCGCTCCCTGAGCCAAAGTTAATGTTACGCGTTCAGGGCCATCTTCACCTGGTTGAACTGTAAGCCCCACAATGCGGTAAATTTCATCAAGTGTATTTGGGAAACGGTTATCTGTAATAATTACGCGGGCATCATCTCCCACTTCATAAGTGCCAAATTCAGGATTAACAAAAGCAGGTACAACAACTTTAAGCACAACAGGCGGGTAAGAAGTAGCCAGGGCTTGCGCATCTGAAAGATTATCAAGCACTGTTTGATCTGTAATGTCTGAATAATTTGCAGTGTTTTCTAGCAATGCCCAACCCGCTGTTAATTTGGCTGTGTCCTGGCCTACGGAAAGTAATTTGCCTTCATTAGATCCAGCGCCTAAACCATAAACAGTATTAGCAACGGCTGAACCATCTTCAGGATACTCATACTCAACAATGTTTCCAGCGGGAAACTCAAATACAGGAGCGGTTAAACTGGCTGTTGTGTAAGCAGTTCCGCTACGGGGATAATAAGTGTTGAAGTATTTAGTAGGCAATCCTGTTACATTGTCATAAGCAACATCAATGTGAAAATCAAACCCGTCAGATTGACGGCTAAGATCTTGTATTGCCTGGTAAACATTTTTAAATTCATAATTGTAATAAGTGCGGCTAATCAATACGCCTGATGTGGTTTGTCCTTCTGAGTTATAGAGAACACCAATGTCACCGTATGTAGCCGCTTGAGCATCTTCAATAAGTGTTTTGGCAATTACTAATTGATCAATGTTTGTGAACTCTACATCTTGCGTAACGCGTCTATGATCAAAATAAGAGATCCATTCTTGCGCTGAAAAGGTAAGAGTTTGTGCGTTACTGTTGTATGAGCGCCCCCAAATAATGCCGCCCCATACCAACACGCCATCACGATCTACATAAAGGCCACAACGCCCAGGCGTAGTTGAAGCATCAACATTAAATTTATCAGTGTCAATTCCTGAAATAAGCAAATGCCCTTGAAAAGTACCAGGCTGATTTAGTTGTTGAGTAAATCCTACGCCTGTTAATGGCAATTCAGCAATGATGTCATTGCTTGCTAAATCAACAAATAAATAACGGTAGGTTGTTGTCACTCAACTTCAACCCACACTAAAGTTTCTTCATTCCAAAAATAATTTTTGCTGTCAGTTGGATAAGGAACGGGCGGTATCCATTGGCAAGTTTCTTCATTTAATACCCATGACTCATAAGGTTTTTGTCCAATAAAAGCGTCACGCATTGGGTCATAAATCATTCCAATGCCAGCGTAATTTTTGCGAATGTTAGCGTGGATAGAAGTTTGCACCCATTTACCACCTAAAAGATTGACACAAAAATCAATTCCTTTTTGCTCTAACTCATTTCCATTTTCATCTAGTAATTCATTGTTGTGTACAACAATTACTCGCTTAACAATGTTGGTTTCATCTAGTTCTGCAAAGTGTGCCATTAGAAAGTAATGCTCCCGCTTCCAGTAAATGTGTAAATTTTATTTCCACCAGAATTTGTAAATGTTGGTGAACCAGTTGTTGAAACAGCGTCAGCAAATGTGTTTGCATAAGCCACAATTACAATTCCTGAACCACCAGGGCCACCTGTGTAACCACCAGGCGTTCCATAACCAGCACCACCACCGCCGCCGCCTCTGTTAGCAACCGCTGTGCCACCGTTCTTTTGAGTAAAAGCACCGCCTGACGCGCCACCATCTGCACCAGTGCCAGCAGTTCCTGGGCCTAAGCCACCACCACCGCCACCACCTGCATAAGAAGTTGAATTGATGCTAAATGTTGAACCAGCACCACCGTTACCACCAGTGCTTGCTGTTCCATTAGCACCAACAGCACTAGCACCACCACCACCGCCGCCGTAACTAACATTTATTGCAGCACCACCCGCGCTTCCTTGACCAGCAGTTCCCGCACCACCTGCAAATCCATTTGAACCAGCACCGCCTGAACCACCAGCAATACCATTTCCAGAGAATTCTCCAGCGCCGCCACCAGTGCTTGTAATTGAAGAAAATACAGAATTATTACCGTTACCACCTTGACCTGAAACTCCACCGCCACCGCCAAGACCGCCAACAGTAACCGTGTAAGCAACTCCTGTTGAAACGGCAAGAGTTGATGAACGATAGCCACCTCCACCACCACCATTGCCGCAAACAGTTGAACTTGAACCACTACCACCGCCGCCGCCAGCAACAACTAAGTATGTAACTGAAGAAACTACGGGATTGATAGGGGTTGCTGAGTTAGATGCAGCAGAAGCAGTTGATGTTCCATTAGCGTTAGTTGCTGTAACTGTAAATGTGTAAGCAGTTCCATTTGTTAAACCTGAAACTGTAATTGGGCTTGCGCCTGTTCCAGTAAATGATCCAGGTGATGAAGTTGCTGTGTATGCAGATACAGCCTTTCCGCCTGTTGCTCCCGCTGTGTAAGTAACTGTTGCGCTGGCATTTCCAGCCGTTGCTGTTCCAATAGTAGGAGCGGCAGGAACAGTGGTAGCAGTCATGCTTCCAGTTGCACCTGATGCTGTTGATGTACCTTGAGAGTTAGCCGCGGTAACAGTAAATGTGTATGCAGTAGATGATGCTAGTCCAGCAACCGTAATTGGTGAAGTTGCACCAGTACCAGTAAATCCGCCTGGTGAAGAAGTAACTGTGTAACCACTTATTGCCGCACCGCCAGTTGCTCCCGCGGTAAATGTAATAGATCCTGCTCCATTGTTGTAAGCGCGAGAAGTACCAACATCTGTTGCAGTTCCAATTGTGGGTGCTTGTGGCACTGACAATGGTGTTGTAGATGCAGATGCACCTGATGCTGTTGATGTACCGTTAGCATTTGTAGCCGTCACTGTGTATGTGCGAGCAGTGCCTACGGTATCTGAAATACTTATTGGGCTTGAAGCACCTGATGCTGTTGCACCTGATGATGAAGTAACTGTGTAACTGGTAATTGCAGAACCACCAGTAGCGTTAGCAGTAAACGGTACTGATACAGAAGCAGATCCAGTGTAAGCCTGTCCTGATGCAACAGTAGGAGTTCCAATAGTAGGATTTTGCGGAACTGTTGTGGCAGTAATGCTATTTGATGCAGAAGATGCGCTTGATGTACCTACTGAGTTTGTAGCAGTAACAGTAAATGTATAAGCGGTATTTGATGCTAAACCAGTAACAGTTAAAGGTGATGACGCGCCTGACGCTGTAAATCCACCAGGGCTAGATGTAACTGTGTAAGAAGTAATTGCGGTGCGCCCATTGTAAACTGGTGCAGTAAATGTAACGCTTGCCGCACCGTTGTTATAGGCGCGGGAAGTACCAACATTTGTTGCAGTTCCGATAGTTGGAGCGTTAGGTACGCTTCTATCTGATCCTGCAATTACACCAATAAGTGACATTAGGTTAGATCTCCTATTACAAGCCAATTATTTGCTGAAGTTTGAATGGCGGCAACAGAAGAATACTGAGCGCGTATTACAGGAGTTGCGGCTGTTGCTCCATTTGAAACTACCGTTACGCCTCCTGTTCCTGAAATTGTTACTGTTCCTGCACCGTAAGCCGCCATAATAATAACAGCGCCAACAGGTAGTGCCACAGAACTGTTAAGAGGAATTGTTACTGCAACAGGTGACGCGTTAGAAAGTGTTACAAGTTTTCCATTATCTGTTAAAACCAATGTATAAGTTGTTCCTGTTTGCGCATTTGTTGCAACGCTTGCGGCTAAAGTTACATCTCCACTTGACCCGCCCCCTGTTAATCCCGCGCCAGCGGTCACACTGGTCACATCTCCAACAGGAAAATTAGTTGTTACTACAACGCGAGCGTCTGCAATGTTGCCGCTTGAAATTGATGTAGCACCCGCACTTACAGTTACCTGGGCTAATGCAATTGAGTTAGCAGGAAGTGACGGGGCAACAGGTGATCCCGCAGGAGTTCCCGCAATTACCTGATAGGCAACATTGTCGGTTGCGCCTGAATAATAACTATCGTTAATTGTGGCGCAAATAAGATCAATGCGCGGGTTAGTTGGGTTGGCTGTTGTAATTGTTAAAGTTACGGTTGCATCATTAAAAGCAACATAAGTACCCATGTTTGTTTGAGTAGTTCCAACAATTGCGGCCCAACCTGAAGCCACGCGTACAGACATACCAACAGGAGAATTAGCGGTAACTTCCATTGAGGAACTACCGATAATGCCCGTGGTAGCCCAAAGAGCCTGTGTGGTTAGGCGATCATTTTCCGCAGGGTGGGAGGCATTTTGTTCCCATGATGGCGGTGTGCGTAATGTCATTTTTCTCCTAGATGTATGCGGAATACCAGGCAATAGTAGCAAGTGTTTGGTTTATTGTTTGGCTTCCAGCCTGGCCTGATAAAGTAAAAATGGACTCCCCTGGTGGAGCGCCAAACCATGTTCCTGATTGCAAAAGATTACGGGCTGAAACACCATTAAGAGTAATCAATTTATTGTACAAATCCACAACTAAAGTATCTGTTGAAATTAGTGTGCAATTAAAAGTTAATGAATTGCCTGTGGTTGTATTACCCAAAACAGGATCAATAATTGGCCCAACCAAAGTAATTGTTGGATAAGTAGTAGCCCAACCAATGTTGTTTACAGTAGTTGTAATTGTATTTGTTGAAGGATCATAAACTAAATTGTAAACACGGTTGTAAGTACGGCCTGTTGGCGCAAGATAAGCAAGGGTAGCCGTCTGAAGATTGTTGTTGTAGTAACTAGGATCAGGACAAAAGAAATCAACTTGAGATGTAATGTATCCATAAGTGTAATTTGGATCTACGCTTGTGCGTAAAGCGCGTACACGGGCATTTACAAATTGTTCAGATGTAGGGCTATTAGGAAATTTAAAATAAAGCGGTGTTGTACCTGATGTTTGAGGCAAAAGAGTGCGTTGAATGGTGTTGTAATTTGTTTGGGCTGAACCTAAATCATCACCAAATGTATTAAAAATAATAGAAATAGTTCTGCCGCTAAGAAAATCACGGCCTGAAAACATACCGTCAGCGTAACCACGGTTATCATCTTGCGAGCGAATACCAGGCAATGACTCAAGGCCATCAACACTAAGTATTTGATAGGGAGAACCAGCGCCGCCAAATGTTTGATCATTAAATGAAAAAGAATAAACTTGCGTTAAAGTAGTCATTACCCAATTCCCATTTCTTTTTCTATTTTATTTAATTTATTAAGAATTCCAACTGATAATGGTTTAGCAATAGTTATAGCGTCACCGTATTTAACAGCGCTTACAGTAGCATCTGCAACTTGAGCAGGATCAACAACAGCGTTAGTAAAAGTTTGGTTGATTACCGTAGTAGTAGTAGCGCCACCCGTTGAGGTCATGCCATAGCCACTGCCAGGAACTCCTGAAGGAATAATTGAACTGTAACCAGGAGCATTTGCAATAGCCGCAACAGCCGCTTTAGAACCTGCCGCTGTACCCAATTTTGCCATTTCAGCCGCAATTTCTGCCAATTTAGCCTTGAGATCAGCCAACTTTTTATCAGTTGATTTATTGATTTCATCAATGGCTTTTTCATAATCTTTTTGAGCATCTAGCAAAGCATCTTGCAAAGTTTTAGCCGCGTCTGCTAGTCCTTCATCAAGATTTTTTTGTGCCTTTTCACGGGCTTCTGCAAGCGCTTTAGCGGCATCTGCCAAACCTTTATCAAGATCTTTTTGGGCTTCTGCCATAGTATCGGCAAGAGCCTTTTTAGCACTTGCTATTGCATCATCAAGATCTTTTTTGGCCTTAGCCAAATCTTCAGTGTAATTCTTTTCTGCTTCTGCTAAACCTTCAGCCAAAGTTTTGTTTGCTTCTGTTGTTGCTTCATTTAAAGTTTTAAGAGCATCAGCAATGCCGTCATCAAGTGCTTTTTTAGCATTTCCTAGTGCGTCTAATAATGTAGTTTCTGCTTCTGCTAATTTTTCATCACGGTTCTTTTTGGCATCAGCCATAGCCTCCAAATAAGAAGCATTAGCATCTGCTAAATTTTCATTTAAAGTTTTTTGTACTTCACTTAATGCTTCAGTTAAATCTGTGGCAACAGCGGCATAAGCATCAGTTAATTCTTTTGTTGCTAATTTACCACCCTGGTTCATGGTGGCTGCAAGCGCATCTAGGCCATGATTTGATACATCTTGCACTTCTGCATACAACGCTTGCAATTCTTTGGTTGCATCAGGTGAAGCATTTTTTAATCCTTCAGCAATTTTGTTACCTGCTTCAGGCCCTTGTTTAACAATTTCTTCAATGAATACTTGACTATAACCCATGCCAGCAAGTGCGGCGGCATTTGCCTGTAATGTTTTAGCGCCTTGTAAACTATTTTTTAATTTTTGTAACGCTTGTTCAGGGCTTCCACCAGCAAGGGCTTCTCCTAAATCAAATCCTGTTTTAGAAGCAAAAGCATTACGCAAACGATCCATTGACTGTTGAACAATGTTTAATTGTTTATCAGCGGCAGATTTAATTAAATCAGCAGATTTTTTACTAGCCGTTTCTTGCAAAGAAGCAATTTTGCTTTCAAAGTTTTTTCTAAGATCTATAATTTTTTCATTGTAATCTTTTTCAATACTTATTTTTTTCTTAGCCGCTGTTTCTGTGGCGTTATTTACAGCATCTTCATACTTTAAATTTAAATCAGCAACTTTATCGGTGTATGCTTTTGTTGCTTTTTCAATAGTTTCTTGATTTTTCTTAACAAGATCGGCTTTCTTTTCAGCATAAGCCTTTTCAATGTCTAGTACGCGTTCTTTGTAACGCTTTTCTGCTTCATAAACAGTATCGTTGTATTGTTTATTTGCTTTTTCTTTTGTGTCATTGTATCTGTATTGAAGTTCAACAACAGTATCATTGTAATTTTTATCTGCTTCTAAAAGCGCTTCATTGTAATTCTTTTTTAAATCAGCAACTTTTTCTTCATAGGCTTTATTTGCTTCTAACATGCGTTCATTGCGATCAACTAATTTTTCTGCCGCTTTTTCTTGTGCGTCAGCAATTTCTGAATTTATGTCAGCGTAAATTTTTGTTACTTCTTTTTTGTAAGTTTCTAATTTCTTTTTGGCTTTTTCATTTGCTTCACTAGAACCGCCACCGCCACCACCACCAGCACCGCCACCATTAGTGCCATTTTTAGTTTTTTCTGCCGCTTTGTCAGCCGCTTTTCCAACAGCATCAAGATTAGCCGCAAGCGCTTTTGCTTTATCAGCCGCGCTTTGAGCAAAATCAGAAATACCATTAAGGCCTTTATTCATAAGATCAAGGCCAGCCTTAGCGTATTTACCAACGCCAGGTAAATGTGAAAGGACTGTAAGCAAAGCCTTTAAAGGCCCTGTAACAACTTTCATAATGGCTTCAAATACTTTTCCAACCATAGGAATAATTGAAGCAAAAGCAGTAAGTGCAACTTTGGCTACTGTAATAACAGCGGTTCTAAATGTTTCACTTTTTTTCCATAGCATTACAAAACCTGCTACTAGCAAAGCAACTACTGTTACTACAATACCAATTGGGTTTGCTCTCATAGCCGCGTTAAGAGCAAGCATAGAAGCGGCAAGTCCATTAGTAGATGCAATAGATGCTAATTGCCCACCTTTCATAATTACCTGAGCCACTGCATACAATTTACTAGCAGTTGTTGTAGCAATCATTACAACTTTATACGCAACAAAAGCCGCAGTTGCTATACCAATTCCAATTCCTAATGCTTGAATGTATTCTTCATTCTTTTTTAAGAATGTGCCAAATCCTGAAATGATAGGAATAATAACTTTAAGAAGCGTTAATAATGCTCTAAACGCGGGCATAAGCGCATCACCAATTGCTACTTTAGCATTTGCAAATTGTGCAGACAATGTACGCATGGTATTTGCAGTACCGTCAGCGGTGCGCCCGTAATCGCCTTGTGCTAATTTTGTATCTTTCATAATCAATGCGTATGAGGCTTGTGCTTTAGCCGCAGGTGTTAATGCTTCTTTGGTTGATTTGATTAAACCTAATGACATTGCTTCTTCTTTTATACGCGCTTCAGAAAGAGCCACACCAAACTTTTTTAGCGGTTCTGTTTCACCTGACAAACCTGAACGCAAAGCAAGCACCGCATCATCAATAGATGTATTGTTAAAAGAAGCCATGTCAGAAGCCAATTGAACAAGGCTTGTGGACATTTCTTGAGCAGGGCCTTGGCCCATGCCAAACGCTTGAAATAAATTTCCATAAGTACCAGCGGCTTCTAAGGCTGCTTGTTTTGACATACCCATAGCAGTTGCAGAAGTTTCTGACCACGCTTTAACGGCTTCTGAATTTTGACCAAAAACAACATCAACTTTAGATAATGACTCAGCCATGTCAGAAGAAGCCATTACTACATCTTTACCAAATTGAAGAATTTGTGTACCAGCAAAAGCAACACCCATTGTTGCGCCAACTTGTTTAATTTTGCCCATAAAATTTTGCATGCCAGTAGAAGCAGTTTTTACAGAGTCATCTACGCCTTTAAGTGCGCTTTCCGCTTGTGCTAAACCTGTTTTAAGTTGAGTTACATCTGCTTGTAACTGAATAAGCATTGGAGGAATTAAATCAGCCATGTGTTATCCCCCTAATTTCTCTTTTACAGCGGTCATAAAAACTCTGTTAATTGTGCCATTTCGCAATAGCATCAACGCGGCAGGTTCTAGGTAAGGGTATTTTACTCCTGAACTCCACTTGCCACCGCCTTTTTCAACCTGTCGGGCATAGATCATTGTTGGGCCAATTTCAGCAATGTAATTTCCAAAGCCAACGCGGTAAGTAGTTTTAATAGATCTTTTTAAATTACCTGTAACAGTATTTGGCCCTGATCCACCTTGATGTTTTGGGGGAGTTACAACTAAATAACCCCTACCACTTTTACTAACGCGTTTTTCATAAGAGCGTGTGCCTTGAAAATTCATTTTGGCCTGGCGTTCAACGGCTAAACCAGCGCGCATAATTCCTAATTGTGCGCCCTGTTCTATTTTGGTTTTAGTTCCGTCAATAGCCGCAAGAATTTCAGAAAGGTTTTTAATAATAATGCCAGCCATTATTGTGCCGCCCTTTCTGCTTTTACTTCATCAACGGTTCTAGCAATTGCTATTAACCAGTCTGCTGTTCCCGCGGGAAGGTTATCTACTTGTTCAGGTGTCCAACCAAACCGTTCAGCCATTGTGTAGTAAAACCATTGCGCATCAGGATAAGAGAACGCCTCATGGCGTTCCCCTCCATTTAACAACCATTTTAGGCGTTGGAGTTCTCGCCAGGCGCTTTTGGGTCTGCCTCTGTTTCAGGCGTTTCAGCCAAATTAGGGAACAGATGTTTTTGAGCATCTTTTGTATGCTCTACTAAAGCATCATAATCAGCCATTGTTAATTCATCTAATGACTCAATTTTGATTGCTGGCGGAATTAAATCAAATGACCATGACTCAACAAGCATTGCAATAAGTGCATCACCTAATGCAAGCGCTTTTGTTAAATCTCCACCAATTGCATTGTCAGCGCTACGCATAACATTTTTACGATCTTTAACACGCAAAGTTGCTGGATCTTTTAATTTGACTGTTGCGCCTGACGGTAGTGTTACTTCTTTAGACATGTTGCCTCCTGTTAGTTTGCCTTCCTAAATCATACCTAAAAAGAGCAAGCGGCGCGGGAGAGCGGGAAGGCAATCGCCCTCAACCACGCCGCCGCCCTGATCTAGTTTATGCGTATGTGCCTGATGGTTTAGCGTTCTTTAGTGTCCAGGTAATAGGTGAGTATCCGCCTGAAGCACCAGCATCAGTTGTGTTTGATTGTGCATTGAAATCAACAGATACCTGTACAAAATCTTCACCGCGTTCAATTACACCAGTGGTGTAAGCGCCCTTAGTAAGAGTTGCAGAAATCTGAACTTCAGCCGCACCTGCTCCATAATTCCAATCAAAGATAAGTGCAGGTTGTGTGTTGTTAAGAAAGTTGAGCAATTCAGAGTCATTGTCCATAACAAATGTAATCTTGCCTGTTACTTCTAATGGCCCTAAAAATACCTGGTATGGATCTTGTGTTGCTGAAATTCCATAAATAGGTGTTGCTGGGCGTTTCATGTCAATGTTGCCAGTCATGGCTGTTGCAAGAGGTGTTCCTCCAACTGAAACAGTACCGCGCCACACTGGTGTAGGAAGAACTATTGAGAATGATGGAGAAGGTGTTGCAACAACTTCTGATGCAAAGCCAGTGCTTTTAGCATCATACTCAAGCATGCCGTCAGCGTTAAACTTCAATGAGAAGTCAGAGAACTGGCAACCTGGGTATGAGCGAACATCAACAGCATAAAAATCTGTCAATGTGTATGAAATTGGTTGAACATCTCCACCAACAGCAAGGCTGTTTAAAAGCGTAATGTCATGTGTGAAAGGTGCGCTTGCGCCTACTGTTGCTACTTCGCCTAATAAACCAGCAATGGCATAGCCAACAGTGTCAGCAAATACAGCGCCGCCGTAATCAACTGTTGAGCGTGTGCGCCCTGGAATGTAGTTGTAGTTAAGAACATTTGAGCCACGCAAACCTGTGTCATAAAGTGGATCAACAATGTCCACTGGCTTGAGAGCGTCTTTCATTACTGGAATGAAATCGGTTGGTGCTACTGCCGTACCGCGGGTTGCCTCTTTAGCAATACCTAAGTACGAGCGAACGGATTGCTGTACAGACATTATTCATCTCCTAATTTATGGT